TTGCATTGGTGCGACCAGCGGCCGTGAATGTCATCCCAGGAACAAGCATTACGCCTCGTCGGCGCCGTGCATGCGATTGCAATCAATCACATTGTAGAAGATCGTCGCGTTGTTGTAGAGCGCGGTCAGATTCCCCGAGATCGGGGTGGCCGTATTCACAACAGTCACGAGGATGTACTTGCCGAGCGGGTCCACGAAGGACACGATGGCCGCCACACCCACACCAGTTCCTGACACATACACTCCGGGGAAGAGTCCCTGAGTGCTCGCCACGAAAATCTGGTTGCTTCCTACGTTGCCGCCGAGCATGGCCGTGGTGAACGTCTGCGTGGCCGGGGTTACGACGAGCGCACCCTCCACACCGAACGTCGCCGCGTCCGCGCTGCCCTGTCCCGCCGCGTTGTGGCCGAAAGCCACACCCGCCGCGATTGAGGCACCGCAGTTCAGCGGAGTCCGACCAGACGTCATGAACCAGCCATACTGACCGGCCGTCAGGGCCGTATTGCCCTGATACACGTAGAGTGAGCGACCGGCGTTCGCCGTCGCAGTCCACTCGATCATGTTCATCTGATAGACTTTGTTGGTCGCGTCCCACACTGGGAGGTACTGGCAACCGCCGAAGAGACGGATACCACCACCAGCTCGTGCGAACACGAATTCACCGGGACCCCAGACAGGATCTTCGGCCGAATACATGCTCCCGGGGGAAATTGGGAGCGCGAGCGGCGTCAGAGCCGGAGGAACCGGAACCACTAACTCAATCGGCGGGTAGCCGATGACATGTTCGTCAAAACGATAAGTCACGACTGATCCTCCTTAGTTATTGTCCCAGCGACCCTGGAACTGGGCGCCGGACGTGGTGAGGTTGCCTGCCCAACCGATGATCTGAACCTCAGCATCCTGGTTGACCGCGTAGCGCTTGTTCGGCGACAGCGGGACCATGTTGCGACTGGCGTGCGGGCGCCAGAAGATATACTTGGTGTTCAGGAAGAATGCCTGATTGCTCGGGCAGAAGCCACCGATGCCACCGTCGAGAACGACGTCTGCATCCATGAACTGCACGGTCGGGAAGCCAAGCTTCGCGGTTTCAGTGCCGGTAAAGCGCTGAATGGCCTGGAGGCTCTGCATGTAAATCGCCCACGTGAGCGAGTCGACCACAATCAAATCGGGGCGATCCGAGCCACGAACCTGACGAGCCCACTGCGAATTCCAGGAACCCTGGATGGTTGCAGCAGTGATGCCGGTGGTGTCCGTGAACTGGTTGCGCCAGAAGGGCCACGTCGCGCGATCGATGCCACCGTAGATACCGGTGTTCGGGTTCAGGGGGACAGCGGCACCAAGCCCTGTGACCTCCTTACCACCGGAACCAGTTCCATCGGCGTACACGCCGCCAGCGAGCAGGTTGGCGAGAGAAGCTTCTGCGACGCCCATGCGGCCGTCCAGCAAGTCGATGATTTTCTCTTTTCCGGCGTTTTGGAGCATTTCCAGGCCGGAGATGACGACCGGAACGGCCGCCTGTTTGATTGCGTACTGAGCTGCGCTGAGTACGTCCTGCGCCGCGACGGGCAGGATATCGTAGCCGCTGTAGTATCCAGCGTTGCCGTTTTCGGCGAAACTCAACTCTTCAAAAATCACGGTGCCGCCGGAGAATGTCCGGACGTTACCGCGAGCTTTGAGCTTTGCGAGTAGAGCGTTGTTTTTGGTCACGTTGTCCGCGATCTCTCCGCTTCGGGATTCGATCGTGGTCGCGACTAAGTCTGAGACATTTGGAAATGCCACGGAAGAAGTCCTCCTAAGTTAATGATTCTGTGTTACCAGCTTCGTCAACTTGGGGACTTCTTCCGTCGCCGGATGGGAGGTCCTAGTGCTCAGCTCTCGAGGTGCGATCCTACACCACTATTTTGCGATTTGCAAGGGGCAAATTACTGACCCGCTTCCTCCCAGGCTTGTTCTAAAGCCTCTTTTCGGTTTTTAGGGACGTCTTTTCCCCCACCACCGCCCATCGGTCCCCCCGAGATCGTCGAAGCCGCTCGACGTCGCTGTGAGAGACGCGTGCCTCCATTTCTTCGCGCTTCTTCTGTCGCGCGCTGCGTGGAAACGATCTTCGCAATTTCCGGGTTGAGTGCCAGTGCTTTTTCATGAGCCTGTTCAAGTGTCAGTTCAACGCCACGTTTGGCCGCGATCTCCATGATATCTGCCATGTCATCCGTAAGGTCATCAAAGAATGGCAATTTCGTGGAGTTAGTCTCGATGAGATTCTGGGCTTCCTGTACCTGCCTCTGTTCACGCGCGGTGCGGGCTTGTTGGACCTCATTCATGAATCCGTATACAGGCTGAAGCGCCTGCATGACCACTGGGTCCACGCTGCCCTGACCTCGGTTCTGAGAGATCCCATGGCCACCGGCCAGGACCTTATCCAACACTTCGATGTCAATGTTGTAGTTGCCGATGATTTCAGCAACGATGCGAGCCTTCTGTTCCGAGTTTCCCACCGAGAGACCCGCCGCCGTCGTCATCATATTTTTCACCGCCTGAAGAGGCGTGGAATTCTGAGCCTGAATCAGAGGGTAGAAGGGCTTGACGATCTGCGAAAAGCTCTCGTTGAATTTGCGGTGATGATCATTCTGGGAGATGTACTGATGCATCTCCTTTTCACGACGAAGAACGTCCTGTTTCACGTCCACCGGAAGTTTGTCCCATGCTGCTTTCGCGGCAGGCTTCCAAGAAACGGGAGCTTTTCCGACGTCTCCGGCCGCAGCCTGAGCAGCTCGGCTAAGAGCCTCATCTTTTGGCGGCGCTTTTTGCTGAACTTCCTTGGCTTTTGCTCCCACTGCACCAGATGGTACTTCCTTAGGTTCCTTTCCGCCCTTTCCATCTTCCAGCGTTTTATCCGGCGCTGCCTTCTGTTTCGGTTCCCCACTTCCCTCGCTGCCTTCAAGGCCTTCTTGCTGAGTTTCATCGGCGCCGCCCTCTAGAGTAGCAACCTCTTCGTCATCCCCGCTTTCGGCCTTATCAAAGGCAGCTTCTAATGCTTCTTTTCTGTCCATTATCCTCTCCTGTGTTTTTCCATTGCCCGAATTATCGCTGCCTTCCTGCGTTCTGAGTCGTAACTCGTGTCGCCGGAGTAGAACTTGTCCCGCTCAATCCGTTTCTTTCTCCACTCCTCAGTGAAGTCAGCCGGATTGGTTACATTGTGAGCCTTGTTGTGCCTCCGAAGACCAGCGCGGCCATGAACGACCGTACCGTCAATCGGTGACACGAAATCAGGAAGGTCGCCCATTATCAGCGTTCCCCTTTTCCTTGAGTTTGGCTCGCTCTTTATCTCTTCGAAGTTCAATGTCTCCGGATTCTGCAGATACTTTCGCCTCATGTTCCCGCTCCGCTGTGTTGAATACGAACTGAGCCTCCTGTTCTTGCTGGTTGGCTTCAGCCTCCACTTGCTTTTCCTGAACTTTAATGCCAAGTTCTGCTTGACGCATCTGAAGCTCAAGCGCAAACTTCTCTCGCATGAACTGTAACTCTGCCTGGAGCTTTTGCATCTCCATGCTCATCTTCTGCTGGGCAAGCTGCATTTCGTTCTGCATTTTCTGCTGATCAGCTTGCATCTTCGCCTGATGCTCCTGCTGCTTCATCTGCATCTCGGCCTGCATTTTCTGTGCTTCAGCCTGAGCCTTCTGGGCCGCCGGGTCCGGTTTCTCCTGAGGCGGCTGCTTTTCCATAGCCGAGATAGCTTGGTCCATGATTCCTTCAATCTCGGACGAGCCGCGAAAACCAGCCATACCCCACTTCATGAGTTTCATCATGAACGGGGCCGCTTCTGGCTTCTGCTCCAACATGGGGGCCGCAGACTGCAAGAACTGCGAAATTCCCATGATGTACTCGGTGCGCTCCTGCTTGAGCTGCGCGTAGTCCGCGATGGCGAGGGTCTCTGGGCGAACAGTGATTCGCCAGCGGCTCGCGCCGGGGGACTTGATAAGAGCAATCGCATCATCAGCTATCACGGAGTCCGGAGTCGCCATGATGTTGCTTTGCTGCTTGATGCAGTACGGATCAAAGTGCTTGGCGATGATCTCTGCCTTCAGCCCTTGAAGGTCGGACACCCAGCGAGCAAACTCATTCTGGAGTGCCTCAATGCGAATTGATCCGTAATTGGCCTGAAGCTGTCGTTCCGTGGCGCTCACAGGCGAGCCCGCCTGCATCGCAGCACCACGCATGACATCATTCATGCCTGTGATCTGGTACAGCTTCTGGATTTTCTCACTCTGCTTCTGTGTGAGTGTATCCACAGCATTGACGATATCGGCAAGGGGGAGCCACTGGACAGTTCCTGCCAAACCGTTCTTTTCCGAGAACATCGCCCAATTATCCACTGGGATAAGGTCGTTTTCGACCCCCTCAATGAACATGCGCTGGACACCTTCGTTCTGCTTATCATAGACGCCAACGACCTTGCAGGCGCGCGTGAGCATCGTGATACGAGTTTCTAGCTCGTCAATCTCGATATAGAGGTCCTGGGCCATCGCATAGTCGCTGCGAGGCATGTATTTGGACGTCGTCAGATTGGCGATCATCGGCGGCGGGTCTGGCCAGAACCCTTCCAGTTGCAGCGGGTCTTCACCGACTTCGAGCATTTCCTCGTAGCCCTCGGTGTAGTAGCTGACCTCTAACTTGATTTTGTCCCAGATTTCCCAGATTTCAGCCTGCGGCGTCGTATCTTCTTCTGCGTCGTAGCGGCCCTTGACCATCGGGCCTTTGGAATTGAAATTGATCTTGTTGAGGTCCGCATCCGGAAATCTCTTCTTGACCTGTTCCTTCGTCATGTACGAAAGGAAGGCTTTCCATCTCAATTCGGCGTAGGTACGGGACGGAGACCACAGAGTGTCCTTCCAATAGGTGTAAACGATATCCACCCACTCGTTCTTCGGGGTATCTCCCTCCCCCTCCTCAAATTCGTACTTTACCCGCGCGTTTCCGAGGCCGGGGATGAGTCGGTCCTGGAGACAATTGCGGAAGACGGATGCAATGTCCTCGCCTGCCTCTTCGATATCGGTGTTAAGCATCCTTGACAGGATTTCCCCTGCGACGCGAGCTGGATCGTCCTCAGCGTCTGCAAATCTGCGTCCGACATCAACCCGCGGTATACGTCCATACAGCATGGACATAAGGGTGACAATATTTGCATGGAATAGGTTAAGTCGCGAGCAACTATCGGGGAAGTCATCCTGATCACCTTTTCGATCGTCCAAAAACCGCTGCACGGTCTTCTTGGCTTCTTTGTGCCACTTCTGTGTATTTTTCTTCGCAGCAGCGAATTCTTTGTTCCAGAACTGATACAATTCTGCGTCAGTCTTGGGCTTTTCCTCTTTGTCGCTCATACACGTCTCCGTAGAATTTTGTAGCGCTTTTCGCGCTCTTGGAAGAGCGGCTCAAGTTGAATTTGTGGCATCTTTACGACGACTTCTCTCTTTCCGTTATCAACGCTAATCTCTTTAGAGACCAAAGCGAGATAGCGGAAAGCATCCGAGCCATGCGAAGACCAGTCATGATAAGGTGTGTCAGAAAAGACCTTTCGATCTTCATCCCAAGCTCGCTTATACGCACGAAGAGCTTCGACGCCATTTTCAGTCCTTGCGTTAAAATGACATCGTGGCAGAACGAGGCGTACCGCCTCAATTCCGTCCTGAATACCGAGATGCGGAGCGATTCTTACTGGAAACTTCGCTGCCAGAAACTGCTCAATCGTGGATCGACCGGTTTGCAGACTTTTAGCTCTTGCATCATGTGGGAGCCATATGGTGCCATATCTATATCCGAGAGCAGATAGTTCAGAGAAATAGTACTCCAGTGGTTTGGAGTGAGCCTCAATGTAGTTGATAATCGCCAGACCACCGGGTCGCTTTTGGAAGAACCAATAGGCCGAAGAATCAGTATACCCCAAATCCGCGGCCACATCCACAGACTGGTCAGGGTCCCAGTCAACATCGGCATAGATCTGTCCATTTCCTTCCAGTTTAGCGATGAATTTGGAATAGTAAGTTCCCTTCACCACCGCGTTCGGATTGCACTCGTATTCCTGCTGATATTCTTCCTCGTCCATCTGCATTTTCTGCAGACCGAGCTCCGAAGCGGGCAGAATTCCCGATTCTGAGGCCTTGAGGGTGTAGTGATACCAGTCTTTCGTGTACTCGGAAGGCTCTAGCGTTTCTGGTAGGTCGAATCCCTGAGCCTGACGCCAGATTTTGTAAAAGTGATTTCTTCCCTTAAAAGTTCCGATGAAGACGGCCCACCCTCTGCGATCTGCGAGTGTAGGCAGGAGCACCTTTGACCAGACGGATGGGGACATGTCACCATACTCGTCCAACACGACTCCATCAAAGTATTGTCCGCGAAAGGCGTCGGGGTTGTCGGCACCATAGATGCAAATCTCCGCTTCGTTGTGCCGTAGGCGAACTGTGAGTTCAGACTCAGAGGGTTTCTTGGCTTCAAGCCCACTTGTGTACTCTTTCAAGTACTCCCAAGCTATCTTTTTCGCCTGTTTGAGCAGAGGGCCGATATATGCGTAGCGAGGTCGTTTCTTTTTCGAGAAAATGGCCCTTGCAACGAGTTCATTGACGCAAGCAACCGTCTTTCCAGCTCGGCGGTGAGCAACAAGACATGCAAATCGGGTTTTTCTGAGATGAAAGGGGAGGAATTGCGAGCGTGGCTCATAGTTTACCTTGATGACACCGTCATCACTCATTGTTTACGACTTTGTCGTCGTGCGCATCGTCCAAAAACGACGGCGGAATGGCCGACATGATCGTGACTGGTCCGTTTGTCTTGATTGCGAAGGCATTCTGGACCAATCCGGGTACCTGTTTCCCCAGAAGTTTGTAAAACTCTGTCTGGTTTTTGTCCGCCCACAGCGCAAGACGGGGGACACCCCCGACAATCTCAAACGCTTCTGCAAGAGCCTGCATGAAACGTTCGCGCTGCGCCACTTTTCGTGGAACACGGTTGATGTTTTTGGCGACTTTCGCTGCTTCAGACAGAAAATCGTCCAACTGATCCGAGTATTCAAGGACCCGGTCGCCGAAATCCGGCTCTTTGGGAATTAGTTCCTGCATCGTGGGAGTGTACCACACTCGGCACTGGCTCCGCAAGTGGTCCACTACTATACTATGCGCTGTAGGGTTAGGCTTACTGGAGTATGTTATGGATGTAGCATTGGGAGATCTTACCTTCCTGACTGACGGTGCAGATTATATCTGCATTTGGTCCCCGCCGGGGGAAAAATACACGAGCGAAAATGCAAGACCTCTTGCCATTATCTCCGTCAGCCTCATCTCTGATGAGGCTGACTTTCAGAAGTGGCAGAAAGAAGTCAGCAATCGCTGGAAAGTGGCGTGCGCAGAGATTGTCAACGACTGCGCAGACAGCATCCACGTAGAGCCCGTACTGGGCGTGAGGAATACAAATTGATCACTTTGGCCGAGCGCCTTGGCGCGCTGAATATTGAGATCGGCATCCAAACCCACGCCACTCAGGTAGAAATACTAGTCGCTCTCGGCGACATAATTAGAACCGGTGGAAATGCAGAGACCCTGAAACAAATTGCCGCAGCCCTGCGTGAAAGCGCAGAGTTCAGCAAGCGTGCGAGTTTAAAGTTAGAGTCGATTCAGAAACTAGGAGGAACTAATGCAAGTTGATGCGAGTGAAGCAGCCTTTCGGGCATGGCTGACGAAAAATGCCCGCAACGACGTGGGGCGACGACATTCCCCTCAGGACTGCGCCTACGCGCGGTACCTGAAGGACAACGGTATCGCCGACGTTCGCGTCGGCGGTAACGAGACCATGACCATGGAAAGGGTTGATGGTATGAGCTACATCCGCAGACACCACAACCCGACGTGGCTGCAGAATTTCATCGCCCAATTTGATGATCTAGGGGGCCATGGCGTTGTCCTCGGCGCTGTGGCCCTGAGCTACCTGGAGCCAGAACATGTCCGAGAGAGGCCCGTTCAGAAAAACAACAGCCAGAAACAAGGTCATGTTGAAGCATTACCTTGGGGAGGAGCTCTACAATCAGGTGGAGAAATGGAGGGGGAAGATGCCCCGGAGTACGGCAGTGGAGGTTTTGATCCAGGCAGGCCTGAATTCAAATACCACTACGACCCCGTCTACGTCTGAGGGGAGACCAGATGGCGCTTCCTAAAGACGCCCCGGTGAAGGACATAATCCGGGCTACCATCGTTGACCTGGAAACCAACGGCCGGCAGAAAGGGCGGAATCAGACCATCGGCGAGAGCTCCCGGAATCTTCCGGGGGCGATCGCCCACTCCGTCGGCCATCTCGTGACCATGCACAATATGAGTGCGCAGGCGCGCGAGACGGTGAAGCGGGTTTCCGAATTCCTTGGGATCTACGATCTCGAGACCTACAACAATGACCACACGGATGACGAAGTCCTCCGTATGCTACGAAAGGCGGTGGGCGAGTGAACAAAGTTTCGTACGACGCACCAGCGAAAGACATTATTGTCGCGGTGCGTGAATTATTCACAGATCCGGCCAAGTGGGTCAAGAAGACAAGCCGTCAGGGAGACGCGATGTGTCTTGCCTACGCCGTCTTGTTTGTAACTGGAACCACAGACGAGTCCAAGAAATCAGACATCGTCCTCGACAAGGTGTCCAAAGCCCTTGGGTTCGAGATGGTTGGTTCAATGGTCACCTTCAACGACATGAGCTTAACGACACATGCCAAACTCCTCGAACGACTTGACCGGGCAATCGGCGATGGCCCCACCGTCAATTGAAGACCAGGTCGCCTTTCAACGGGCCTTCCGCGATCTGGTCTTGATGCAGCAAGATGTCTGGCCCGCTGGGGAGTTAGATTATGCGAACGCCATCCTGGAATCGCTGGAGCGGTATGCAAAAACTCAACCCGGACGATAAGCGCAAGATCTGGCAGGTCATGGAGATCATGAAGACGCTCAAGAGGGACACTGAGCTGGAGGTTATGACTCGCGCGAAATGCGCGGAGAATGACCTCGAGGTGATCCTGGCCAAACTCAACGCAAGGGAGAGATCATGAGGTGGAAGCGGTGGAATAGCGAGCCCCCGACAAGGGCGGACGCTTCGAAGTTCGGCAGAGTCTTCTGCCTCGACATCTCGGATGACTACAGTGGAGTGAGAAAATGGAACGACCCCCTGCCGGAGCGAGAATTGTACTGGGCATCCTTCAACGAGCAAAGGCAGGAGATCAAGTGCCTCGGTCGGAGCAAGAGCTCTCCAACGCCGTCCACCTCCACGCCACCCGGATCTGGCTGACACGGTTCCACCGGGAGGTGCTGGACAACATGCAACTCAAGGACATGCTACGTGAAATAGACATGTTCACGAAAGAGTGGCCGCGCGCGGCCGTGGAAATCTCAAAAGACATAGGATGGCCCGATGAACCCGACACAAGTATTCCTAAGCCTCACCCTGAGCCTGTGGGTCTACAATCTGTTCCGCATACTCAAGACTGATGCTTGGGTCCGTGCCAAAGGCTGGAAGCCACCTGGGATAAGTCTTGTCCTCAAGGTGGTCTCAGTCTTGGCAATCGTGTTTCACATCATTGTTATAGCGAGGTTACATGAACAAGCAAAGAGCTCTAGCAGTCTACAGGGACATCAAGAAGCACTGGAAGAACTACGACCAGAGCGTGTTCCATGAGGAGAACTCTGAGGTCGGAGAGTGTCTTTCAACTCACTGCGTGGCCGGATTCTGTGAACTCCGGGCGCTGGGGATTAAGAGGAGGGACAATATCTCGAAAGAGGAAGTCCACTACACCAGTCCGTACCGGACGAATGACATCGCCCAAGCGTACCTGGGACTGACAGACGATGAGTCCCAATATCTCTTCAGCGGGGGAACCACATGGCGCGAGGTTTCTCAGGTCCTTCGGACCGGCAAGCTGCCGAAGTGGTATGTATAAATATGAATAAGATGACGGTACTCTTCGGTATCTTCGTGTTCTTGGTCGCCGTGGTGATTCTTGTGAGGTCGCTACTATGAGCATCGTAATGGACGAGAGCATCCGAGTTCTCATCTTCGCTCCCTTCGCTGACAGGGCTGACATGATGGTCGCGATAAAGGAAGCCGCCACTACGGGAAGAGTCACGGTGACCCATTCCTGGATGAGGATAAGAAGTCATGGTTTGAAGGGGAGCACAAGACCGCGACTCTCGAGGAAGTGATCCAGAAACTCGAGGAGGTCGTGGGGAAGCTGGAGCTGATATCGATCGTGACTGGAAGGAGGAAGATCGGGGATTCGATGACGATCCTGAGGAGAGGAGAGGAGATCAGACTCTCGATGAGTTCATGGAAGAGTTCAAGAAGCAGCCGTTCGCTCACAGTAAGGTGTTGTCATGAAATACGAACCACAACTGACGGGAGCCCTCGGGGCGTTGAGAGATCAACTCATCATCGTGCTGGCCAAGAGGCTCGCGAAAGATGGAGTCCTTCGTATACCCGTGAAAGAGATCGACGATACAGGACAAGACATGATGACCTTCGAGGTCGATCAGAAAACAAACGAATTTGTGTTTCGTCTGAGGAAGAAATCATGATTCGTCAAATCAGGAAATCAGCACCTATTCACTCGGGGGAGGAGGTTAGTGTTTGTGTTATTTTGATTGTAAGACATCCCGGGGGCGGTCTTTTTCCTCGGTCCTTTACATAATGTTCCCGGTCCTCGTCTTCCGGACGATTTAACATAATTGGTTGGCACGTCTTTTGCATATGCACATCTTATGCCATGTTGCAATGCAGCATGAACAGCGCACGTTGCGTCGGGTTCGTCATCTTCGGGCATGGTGGCGTAGCCCTCCGTTATGGTAAATCCACTTTATGTTAAATGTTCTGCAACACTACAAAACACTCGCAACGCTTACTTTTGCACACCTACAAATTATCATATAACATAACACGTACGTATGTATAAGTGTTGCAAGTGTTGCAGAAACGCAACCCCTTGGTATGTAAAGCGATTACCGCAACGCTATTATGTTGCATTCTGTTGCACTAGTGTTGCAACCCCTAGGTGGAACCCCTAAGGGCATCTTATGTTAATTCCACACGCACTAAAAAGGGGCGACACCCTTAGGTGCCGCCCCTAGGTGCCACCCTTACGGGGTCGGGGCTACCGCGCCCGGCTGCACCACGCTGGCCACCCCGGTACGGGTAAACCAGCCTAGCCAGCCACTGGGCTTTTCGGCCACGCCACTTTTGGGTACGCTGGGCGGTGTTGCCGCCGTGGCGGCCAAAAATTCGGCAACCGGCTTGCCGTTGTACTGTAGCAGTACCGCGTACCAGCTAGCCCGCGCGCCGCGCAGCGCCACGCCAGCCTTTACCTGCAAAATGCCCGGCTGGGCTGGGCTGCCCGGCGTAACCGCCGTGGCAGCCTGTACCATTGTGGCCGCCGTGTTACCGGTGGTGCCCTTGGCGTTGCCGCCCTTGTTGTTACCCTTTGCCATATGTGTACCCTAACCTTACAGAATTACTGCAATAGCGCAGCGTGGCCATACTAGTACGCCTAGCCAGCCTAAACCATAGGGGTAACCCTTAAGCACCCTAAAATAGTTTTGTATTATGCCCGTGGCGTTGGCATGGCAATTGTTGTGCCAAGTGTGCAGCGCAGCGTGGCACGCTAGTTGCCATGCAAACCCTATGCCACCCTACGCCACCCTTAGGGGTTCCACCTAAGGGTCGGCCCTTAGGGGCTCTACCTAAGGGCCTTAAGGGTTCTGCCTAAGTGCGTCGTCTTCCCGATCTCTGCGCTGCGTCCAATGATCAGTCATCGATAATCCAACTCGTCTTAAAGACGAAGGGGGGTTCAATACAAAGGGCACCGATGACGGTGCCCTAGGTAGTGATTTATGCCCGTGGCAGAGGCTCTAACCGCCCGCTCGTTCAGGTCCGTTCATCGTGGGAGCGGTGCCAGGACCAAACCAGCTAGGGCCAGTATGCGCCTAGAGCTTTAGGGACGCAAGCTTCTTAGCAAGGTCACTGAGCGGGTCAGCCTCATTGGTCCACACGCCCTGCCTCTGTCCTTCATACATGATTCGGATCTGTCGGTACCCGCTCTCCTTCAGCTTCTTGGCAATCATCCGCGTAGCCTGGGGATTTCCGAGATCGACCCCCAGCTTCTTTTCATCAATGAATTGCTGCATCGTAAACGTGGCCATATCAATTCCTCTTGCTTTTGGCGGCTTCACGACAGAGCTGCGTTAGCTCTTCCCGCGTTAGGTTTTGGACTCGTTTGTTGGTCCCGTCAAGGTTCTTAAATTCAACTTCTATGCGCGTGGGTAATCCGGGACCATCAAACTTCGCACTCATTTCAACGTTCAGCATTTCTCCTCGGAAGTGGGTTTGGAACTTAGCATACAGATTCACTGTGCTTGCCTCCTAGTCATCGTGTCTTCCGGCACAGAAAGATCTATCTTTTTCACCGGATGGAGGTGT